CTGAAATCGACGCGATGATTGGTAAACGACTTGCAAGAGAGCAACGTAAGTGGGAAAGAGAACAGACGCAACGTGCGGTGCAAGCCCCACAGCAAAGTGCTCCACCCGTACCGGAAGGTTTTGCATCCACTGAAGAGTACATCGACGCAGTAGCCGAGTACAAAGCAACGGAAAAACTTGCGGCACGGGAAGCACAAAAGCAGCAGTCTGCAATCTTGGAGTCCTACCACGACAAGGAAGAAGAAGCACGGACGAAGTACGACGACTTTGAACAAGTCGCCTACAACCCCAACCTTCCAATCACTGACGTGATGGCTCAAACCATTCAAGCTTCTGATATTGGTCCCGACATGGCTTATCACCTAGGGGCGAATCCGAAAGAGGCTGAGCGGATTTCCAGACTTTCGCCATTCTTACAAGCCAAAGAAATCGGGAAGCTCGAAGCCAAATTGGCCGCTGATCCTCCTACCAAAAAGACCTCTTCGGCGCCAACGCCTATTAGTCCGGTCACTGCAAGAAGCACGGGGTCACCCTCGTACGATACAACCGACCCACGCTCCATCAAGTCGATGAGCACCTCGGATTGGATCGAAGCTGAAAGGCAGCGTCAGATTAAGAAGCAAGAAGCGCTACGTAACCGCTAACTTACTTTTTTAAAGGAACTACCATGTCAAATAGCTTATTGACCATTGACATGATCACCCGTAAGTCTCTCGAAATCCTCGAGAACAACCTGGTGCTCACACGTAACGTAAACCGCCAATATGACGACTCCTTCGCTGTTGAAGGCGCCAAAATTGGTTCAACCCTCCGTATCCGCCTGCCCGATCGTGCGCTGGTGACTGACGGTGCCGCCCTGCAAGTTCAGGCCGACAACGAACAGTTCACAACGCTGACGGTGTCTAGCCAAAAGCATATCGGCGTGAACTTCACGTCTGCCGAACTTACAATGCAATTGGACGACTTTGCAGAGCGTGTTTTGAAGCCTCGCGTATCGCAGCTCGCATCTTCGGTTGACGCCGACGTTGCAACTTCGTACAAAGGCATCGCCAACACAGTAGGCACTCCAGGCACGACTCCTTCGACTTCTTTGGTTTTGCTCCAAGCTAACCAGAAGCTTAACGAGTTTGCTACGCCTATGAGCCCACGCTATGCGACTGTTAACCCAGCCGCTAACGCTGGTCTAGTTGAAGGCATGAAGGGCTTGTTTAACCCAACCGGCACTATCAGCCGCCAGTTCAAAAACGGCATGATGGGTGAAGGCATTTTGGGTCTGGACGAGATCAACATGTCGCAGTCTATTGCTAACCACACGAACGGCGATTGGGGCACAAGCATCACTGTGACTTCAACTGTCACGACTGAAGGTCAATCCACCTTGCCAATCAGCTTTACTGGTTCAAGCAAGACATGGAACGTGGGCGACGTATTCACTATCGCTAGTGTTTTCGCTGTTAACCCACAGACACGTCAATCGACCGGCAGCCTCCAACAGTTCACCGTAACTGCTGTGGCAACTGGTTCTTCGACTGCTACGCTGAGCATCAGCCCAGCTCTGTACACCGCTGGAAACGCATTGGCTACTGTTCTTGCATTCCCGCAAGCTGGCGCTGTTGTGACAATGGTTGGTTCGGCTAACACCGGCTACCCACAGAACTTGGTCTACCACAAAGATGCCATTAGCTTTGCTACGGCTGACTTGTTGTTGCCACAAGGCGTTGACATGGCTAGCCGCCAAGTCCACAACGGTATTTCGTTGCGTATCGTACGTCAGTACGACATCAACAACGACCGTCTGCCTTGCCGTATTGATGTTCTGTATGGCTACGCTGCCATCCGTCCTATCACTGCGGTTCGTATGTGGGGCTAAACCAGTGGGGGCTTCGGCCCCCATTTGTAACTTTTTTTAAGGATATTTATCATGGCACTTTCTAATGGCACAGGCGGTTATCAAATCGGTGCAGGCGCAACTGACGAAGCAATTATGTTTGTTCAGGGCGCACCTACTGCATTGACAGCCGCAGCAACCGCAACGTCTGCACAACTCCAAAATGGTCTGTTTACTTTTGTTGGGACTGCTGGCAGCCTAACATTGCCAACAGTCGCTTTGTTGGAAGCAGATATGTTGAGCGCACAAAAGGTCAATTCTGCATTTGATTTCTTCATCATCAACACAGATGATACAGATTCAGTCACTTTGGCTGTTGGCACTGGTTGGACAATTGTTGGAGCGGCTGCGGTAACTACCGCAACGTCAGCCCATTTCCGCGCGCGCAAGACTGGCGACGGCACTTGGACTGCATACCGCATTAGCTAATGTAACAACCCCGTCCTTCGGGGCGGGGATTTAAAGAGGAATCAATCATGGCGAATACCAAACCTATTGGTGTAGCGTATGAAGATCAGTACCTTAACGGCGCGCTTATTGAAAACAGCACCATTACTATCCCTGGAACGACTTTAAACGCCGTTACCATTGGTAGTTCGGGTGGTACTGCTGGTTTTTATGGCACATCTCCGGTAGCTAAAGGTGCGGCTCTTACTACAGCGCTTACATCTATTACTGCTACAGCACCAGGAACACCTGACTACGCTATTGCTAACCTTACGTCTACAACGCCGTTTGGTTTTGCTTCAGCCGATGAAGGTCAAACTGTGTTGACAGTTATTGCAAACTTGCAAACCCGCGTAAACCAGCTAGAAGCTCGCCTACAAACTTACGGTTTGTTAGCTTAATAAGGCGGGGGCCTCGGCCCCCAACTCAAAATGAACATATACCTAGAACATCCTTTGCACGGTCAAAAAGTTGCCACAATGGAACTTGAAGCCGAAGAAGATGAAAAAAATGGTTGGGTGCGTTATACTTTGGATACGCCTGAAGATGCGGAGCCGGTAAACGCGCTAAAACGTAAACGTAAAACTTCGGAGTAGCCATGAGCACCACAGCCGGCGATCAGATAAATGGGGCGCTGCGCCTAATCGGCCAATTAGCTGAGGCTGAAGTGCCCTCAGCCGCTACGTCTGAGGATGCGCTGGCAACACTTAACCAGATGATTGACTCGTGGAACACCGAGCGCTTGTCGGTGTTTTGTACGCAAGACCAAATCTTTTCTTGGCTGCCAGGGTTTATGACCCGCACGCTAGGACCTACGGGAGATTTCATTGGAAACCGCCCGATTCTTATTGACGATTCAACTTATTTTCGCGATCCTTCTTCTGGTATTTCATTCGGCATTAAGCTAATCAACCAGCAGCAATACAACGGTATCGCGGTCAAAACGGTCACGTCAACTTATCCACAAGTCATGTTTGTAAATATGACTTACCCCAACATCACAATGACTGTCTATCCGGTGCCGACCAAGGTACTGGAATGGCACTTTGTGTCGGTTCAAGAACTTACATCGCCCGCGCTACTGAGCACGCCTTTGGCGTTCCCACCAGGCTATCTGCGTGCGTTCAAATACAACTTGGCGTGTGAGCTTGCCCCTGAGTTTGGTGTTGAGCCGTCGCCCACCGTGCAGCGCGTTGCGATGACCTCTAAGCGTAACTTGAAGCGCATCAACAATCCTGACGACATTATGTCCCTGCCATACTCAATTGTGGCCACACGTCAGCGCTTTAACATCTTTGCGGGTAACTATTAATGCAGTCACCTATCCTCGGATCAGCTTATGTGGCTCGCAGCGTTAACGCTGCCGATAGCCGCATGATCAATTTGTTTCCCGAGGTTATACCAGAAGGCGGCCATACTCCTGCGTTTCTTAACCGCGCCCCAGGTTTAAAGCTTGAAGTTGCCGTCGGCACAGGCCCTGTACGCGGGCTGTGGACGTTTGGCGGGTATGCGTATGTAGCATCAGGGAATACCCTATATAAGTTAGATTCTACGTACACCATTACAACAATTGGCACTTTGGCTAACGATGGTCCGGTGTCAATGGCCGATGATGGCACGCATTTGTTTATTGCGTGTAACGGCCCAAGTTTTGTCTACAACGCTACAACTTTAGCGTTTGGTCAGATTACCGATCCAGACTTTCCAGGCGCGCTAACCGTGTCCTACCTTGGTGGCTATTTTGTTTTTATTGAGCCTGACAGCCAGCGTGTGTGGGTAACAGAATTACTTGACCCCACGTCTATCGACCCGCTTGACTTTGCAAGTGCTGAAGGCAGCCCAGACGGGTTGGTGTCATCCATTACCGACCATTCTGAAATTTGGTTGTTTGGCACAAACTCGGTTGAG